TCATGTGATAAATCTTATACCGATCCTTCTTGTTCTAGATCCAGTGATTACAATTGCAAATCAAGCACGTCTTGTGTTGAATCTTGCGGTTCATACTCCCAATCCAATATGTCTTGCATTGATAGTTGTGACTACGATAGTTGTTATAACCCTCACAGAAACCCTGAATCCTGTCCGGAAGACTGTGGTAAGGTAAAATGTGAAGAATTTAATATATATTGGTTTGGATCTTCTCTCAGTGACATCGGTAACGGAAGATGTAATCTTGGACTTGAACCTTACACCGTTCCGGAGGAGATTACTATACCACCCTTTCAATTACCCATTATAAATGGATATGGCCCCTGTGGTCGCCAGAGTGATGGAAACGTATATCCTCACTTTATTGCAAAAGATCTGGACTTCAGGACTCATATAGAATATGATTTGTGTGAGCTACCTTTAGAGAATAACAATTTAGTATCATTCTCTCTGGCTGGATCTACCCAAACTGATAATATTATTCCTAATGTTCCAGAAAATTCTTATGGGTATAATTTTCAAGTTAACCGATTTCTGGAATTATACAGAGAGTCATCTTGTTATGCTATACCCGAAAAAGATATCTTTTTTTACACTGGTGTCGGAATAAATACACTACTCGAATTAGTACGATCCGGAGAGACCCCGCAACCAGATTATTTCCAGAAAAATCTGGTTGATCCTGCAGTTGAGAATATCAAAAGACTTTATAGTGAAGGTAAAGCGAGAACAATGTTTGTTCAGTTAATTGATATTCATACTATCATGTTAATGCCACTTTATCAGAAACTTATAAGTATACCGGGAATTGATGATATCTTTACGCTGTATGATACTGCAATTCATGAGCTCAAAGATGCTTTGAATGATTTTGCAAGAAACCAGATACCTCGTTTTAATTTAACGGTCATCTTGAGTCACGATCTCTATGATCAAATTCTCACTAATCCGGGAGCATTTGGATCCATTCCTGATGAAACAATGATCGATTTGGGATGGCCACAAAAAGTTTTCACAAATCAAGTATTCTTTGACGATATTCACACTAGCAGCCACAGTAATAGAATTATTGCTAACTTTGTCAAAACGTGGTTCCAGCAAAAGGTATGTTAATCCGACAGATATTACAACATAATAATTAAAAATTATTATGTTATTACAGTTCATTACCAGTTCTTTTTCGATTCCATAGATGGAATCCTACATCCATTTTTGTGAATTGCAAGATTAAATCTTCTTCGGGATTCATCAATCTCGACAACGGGGTAGCAGCATCCAGAACAGTTAGTATAGGTATTACGAAGAGGAAGAATCTCGTAGCAATTGGGACAGAAGTCCTCTTCCCAAGTAGGTGGACGTCCAATTGTATTGTCGACGAAGCCAGGAAAGTCCGAACGCCGGACAATAAATACATGAGGTCTCATCGATACGTCAAGCCATCGATTCCTGGAAACCTTGTCTAGATCAGAAGATAGAGTGACTTCCATTCCATCATGAAGCAACATTTTAGTTTGTTTGTATTTCAGACCGTTGGAATTTGGGGATTTAAATTTCGGAATGTCTTGAAACTTCTGGACAGAAGTGTCGGTTTCGCTGGTCCGACGATACTTGGTCGGGTTGGGGTAAGGAATACTGGAGACCTTCAATCTATTTTCCTTAACCCGGAATTCCGGAATGTCAGTGTCGGTTTCGCTGGTCCGTTGATACTTGGACTGATTGGGGTAAGGAATACTGGAGACCTTCAATCTATTTTCCTTAACCCGGGAAACAGCCAAAGATTTTTTAGTGTTTGAGTTTGTATATAGAATATTGAAGCGTATACAGTACTTGTATCCCTTAAGGATAGGTACTCCCTCGTGAAGGAGTTGATGAGTGAACATTACCATGCTACCGATACGAGGAAGGACATCAAAGACGGGATAGTCTTGGTAAGGATGGGAAAAACGGATATTGCGACCTGGTTCGGAGTAAAACCTAGTGGCCCCTCCCAAGGACTCATCCATATCATTAAGATAAATCATAACAGTGAGCTTAGAGACATTACCCTTAGAATCCTGGGAATAGCCATCATAGTGCTTCTTGAAAAACTGCCCTTCGAAATATCGAAGCAAGTAGACTCTACTATAATGAGGTCCTACTAGTTTCTCCCCTTCACACACAGAGGGAATATATTCCTTGATATGTTCCCAGAACTTATGAGTCAGCTTCTTATCTTCTATTTTCACTTCAGACGAATCACGATACTGGATATTTATATCACTGTTGTATTGACAAGGCTTAAAAACGCTCTCTTTTTCTATCAGTCCCACAGTCTCTTCGCATAGACTAGCCGGAACAGCCTTGTTAACGACAGCTGCGCGATTAGAAATAAATTCAAAGTATTTCATCATATATCAGATTGCTTTTGGATCTAATAAATCTATTCAACAATCATTTTTGTAACGGAATAATTATAAATTTTTATTTATCAATTAAAATGAGTAGTCGATCAAATTATATGCTTGGTAAAAATATTTTTATCAAGGTAATATCTTTATCATCGGGTCAAGGAGTTAAATTAGGACGTTCTCTTATTACCCAAGGAGAATTGCCTCCATTTACTTCTAATGAATTCTTAATCAACCATCTGATATCTCGTAGGGATCAACCTATATTAAATAATTTAAATAATCCTGTCAATAACTCATTATTAACTCCTAATACTAAAGTATTAGTATCTTCAAAATCCTATAATTTAGACTACTTTCAGAAATATAAAAATACATCTTATATGGATTCATTAACTGATTTACTAAATGATTTTAGTTTAATGGATGCTTACTTAGTTAATCTGAGATTAATTGCATCTGAAGGAAAAACTATTAGAACTGCATTAATTGTCAGTGAAACAGTCACTGGAAATTATGATGATTTTCTAAAGAAAAATGTAAATAATAAAAATTATAACAAATTAGTAATTGATTCATTGATTCATATCTCTTATTTGTATTTTATTTTTCAGAATAGATATCAATGTGTTCACGGAGATCCTAAAACACAGAATTATACTTGGCTGGAACTCCCCGAACCTATCGACATTGAATATGACTTTAGAGATAGATATACTAGTGTAAATAATAGAGTTATTAAAAGATTTGGAGTAAAGCATTTGTTTTATCTGACCGATTTAGAATTTGTCTATTCACCCATACCAAAAAAAATAGAAATTAATGATAACACATATTTTTATAATTTACATACAAAAATAGGTAGTTATGGAATGGACGATAACGATGATAGAGTTTATGTGCCAAAGATTACCATAGAATCTACATATGATTATAATATCAATCTATATGGAGGTTACAATCTCAAACCAAATCAACTTACTGGCTATGATAGGTCCGAACCTAATCGGCTGTATGACTGGTTTCAACCAAAATTCCCGAGAATGTTTACTATCGATATACTAACTTTAGTGAAAATGCTATTGACATATTGGTATGCAGATTCATTTGACGGAGATGTTCTAAGAAAACTAAACATATACTATACACAATTTGTATCTTTATCTTTTATGGAACAAAACCGTCAGCGCCGAGATAAAGCGAGTTATTTGAAAATATCACCGGGAACTTTTTCAGAATTGTTAAATTCTTAGATTAAATTATTTATCATATATCCATTTTCCCTCCATCTTCCTCTTTTCAATTTCTTCTAAAACCATTCTTTCAGCTGTCTTATCGTTAAATCTATAATCAGTAGCTATTTTTAATTTATCTACCAAATCATCCTGATGAAGGTATACAATATTGCTAGTACGAATTGTCAGTCGGAGATTATGGGACATTTAGTGTCGTAAATAAACACATCACACTAATCAATTTTAAATGATATATTATTAACAATATATCATTCTTTTCGGAATTCCAGTTTTAATATATCCGATCAAAGAGATAATATGCCACTCCCTTTTTGAATAAAGATTTTCTAATACCTTGTTTATTGATATCGTTAGATTTTAAAACGCCTGCTACTTTAACATCTTCAGCCAGACCTAATCCTTTCGATGTAAAATACATCTCATCGTCATCAAAAGAGAGTATATCAGAATAATCCACATTATACCTATTCTTTAGCGTATTAAAATGTCCGTGTTTACTAATCTTATCCAAATCGGGGAAATTGGGATCATTATTAGGTATCTTTCGGTAAGAATTTTTATCAGTATCTATTACAAATCCATCGGAAGGGTAACCGTTATATTGGAAAAAATTTGGAACCCCTGACATATCATTCTGAATTTTACTATCTGGACCAGTATATCTAGAGATGATATAATCGAAATTAGCATAGTAAAGTGGATTGGATTCTCCATTGTACGTTGGAGAGTTTAATAGTTTTAATAAGGATTTAGGTGAATAATGACGCGAAGTTACGGCAATATATGTTGGATTATTTGGGAAATACTTCTTTCTAACCTTCTGAACATCTTCCATAATCCGATAAGTATCTGGATAGATGTAATAAGAAGACAGAGCATTAGGGTTGAACTGAACAGCAAACATGGTTTGATCAAGGTCAAAAGAAATAACCTTAGGGAATTTAGATATATATGCTCTTTTTATATCCACTATAGAGGGATAGCTGTAAGTTAAGTTATATAACAGTGAATAGTTATTAGATCTATCAAACTCAAAATCACCATAAATATAATTTCGGATTGAACTTAGGAAATTAGTAATATTCTCTGTAATGTTATCGATAATCTTTCGTTTGTAAGGAGAATTATTTTTTAATTGAAGAGCATAATATATAAGCTGGTCTACTACTGATCTAGTATCAGCGGGGTTATAGTAGTCACTTTGAGAAATATTGGGAAATAAATTAATCAAGGTGGCTCTCTCATCCGAAAGTAAATCAGAAGATTCGATCGAAGGATCATACTCGCTACCAATAATATCAGAGACAGACAATGTAACAACGAATACAATTACCGAAAATAACACTTTTTTATCCAAAATAAAGAATTCATCATTATGGAATATCTCGATTTTCCTTACAAAATCTATAGCGGCACCGTCTATATTCTCGTCTTTGTCTATAATATTTCTAATGGAATCTCCATAATACCAATGAGCACCAACAGCAATACGAATTAGTCTTTTGTTAAAACTATCAACATTCATATGTTCAAACATATCTTCCCAGTCATTGAGGTATACAGGAATACTATTTTTGTTGTAATTGTCAGGACTATCAGTACCCATAAGAGTAAATTTCTTATATACCTTGTACCCTTTCAAATACTCATATCCCTTTTCGGGATGTTCTGGTATATCATAATATTTCATACCAATAATTTGATTAGAATAGTTATTCCTTTTCTTCGTTACAAAGCGACACATAGATAACTTCGGATCTTGATAATTCAATCCTTTATAGACAGCGTGTTCAACACACTCTCCGGATTTACCAATATCATGAAGATAACCGCTAATTAAATAGGTATCCCTGGGAATTATATTCCCAGATTTAAATTGTCGAAATGGTTGTTTGTTCCACATATTTCCAGCAATTAAACCAACCCAAGTAGAATGTTCCAATAGATGTCCTTGATGAAATCCTTGTACAGTCATGTTACCCTGTATATTCTCATAATGCATTATATTTGTAGTTTTGTATTTTCTCATCTCCTGAGATATTCCCACATAATTCAGAGAATAATCAAGATCGTATTTATTATCACGGTCTCTGGATAAATTTTCTGGTGCATGGAACATACCTATTTCTGAATGAAAGACTCCATTTGGAATATAATATGTAAGTCCCTTTCTTTTATACGAGCGATCTTTTTTGATAGTCCCACGTCTCTTTGGAACAAACATAGAAGAAGAAATAAATCCATTTACCTTAATATCTTGGTCACTAGTAACTGATTTAACTGGATAATTACCAAATAACCACCCCAACATGTTCATTACAGGTTTATCATGCTCGTAAGTGCTGAACCTAACCCCTTTGTATCTATTTAGATCTTTAATCCCCTCACGTACCCCTCTAGCAGTATTTTTAATATATCCGGCAGTGTTAGTACGGGTCTCGGGATCGAGATATGTATTACCATTTTGTTCGACCCAGTTAAGAACAACCGTTTCGAAATTAATATTTGATCTATAATCTCTGGTAATTATTCTAACATTATCAGCTAAAGAACCAATACCAGTAACAGTATTAATTAAATCAAAAAAATTATTCATAGTATTAAAATCAGCTTTCATATTTTCCTGTATTTCAGGAGATAAGAAAGCCATGGTTCTCTTGAATAACCTCATGTTTTCTCTACCTAAATCCGGTCGTTCTATCAGATAATCATCCAAACCCAGAATCACGAAATATGTATCTTTAACTAATTTATACGCTTGTACACCATACTTGTATTCATCTGCCTGTTGTCGCAACCTATCGTTGTAGTCTCGGTCGGTCGAATATTCAAACTCGTTAATCCCATAAGCGTATTTTATCTGATCACCACCAAATCCATCATCCTTTTTAAGGTATTCACTTGTAACATAAGGACTGGAATAATATGATATATAGGTACATATTCCTTCCATAATATCTTCTTTTTTATGACCAATGAATTCAGTACTTGGGCATTGCTGTAAAATTCTCTGTTTATTTTCTTGAGATGTTAAATCATTTGAATATCCTCTTATCGGGAAATCAGAATGATTTAATCCCAAACTTCGAGATGAATGGTACACCTGAAGTCCAGCTGGGATTCTAACTACCCAAAACCTTGATTTTTTACCCTGAACTAAAACATCGGCTTGTTCTAAGAAACCATACCTAATAAATTCATCCGGATAGAATCCTAGATAATTATCAGTATAAACTTTTTTTGGATCCTTCATAAAACTAGGTAATAAGTTAGGATATTTATTAAGGAGACTGTTAGAAAAGTTATCCTTATTTTTTTTATACCATTCCTCATCTTGAAATCCTAGACGATAACCTCGAATTAGTCCTTCTTCGTAATTTTTATAGTTAACATCGATATTAGGATTTTCCCATATTTTCTCGACTTCTCCTAATCTCATTTTGATAAATGTTATTTATTTATAGAAAATAAATAACATTGAACTCTATGACATAATAATTTTTATTTTTAAAATGTTTAATACAAAATGATTTTCAATATCGTGTTTTTTTCACTTTTTTAAATGATAGTATAATGTTATTATCTAGAAATAAAGAAGATTATTCCGATCCAACAAATATAAGACATCCTTTCTGGTCTTCAACTACCGGGAGTACATTACGTCTAACGCTAATCGAGATTCCAGGATCTAATACTAAATCAGAATCAATATCGATGGAAGTCACAGTACATAGTATTTCTGAACCCTATGTTTACAAAATGTTAGTTTATCAAGAAGACGTCGATAATCCAACTGTGTTATTTAAGAGAAAAAAATATGCAATCAAAACTATAAAGAATCAATGGTGGGATTATTATAAAAATAGGACAGAAGTTGTTTTTAAAGAACACATAAATGTTGATATTTCAAAACTGCCTGGATACAAGGATACAATGAATCTTACATCAAGTAGTGATGACTCCCCGATCATATCACCCAAAAGACAAAATTTTGTTGATTCCTGTCCTCCGACTCCCAGCCCTCGGAGCATTCGGAAAAGTTCTATTAAATCGATGGCCCGTTTATCCATTGTAAATATTAAAAGAAAAAAGAGTAATTCCTCTCAAATATTCGATCTTTCAGATGAAAGTCCAGATTCATCAAGAGATCAATCACCAAGAAGTCCAGGTTGGTTAAGACGAAGACTATCCCTACAAAATAAATTGTTACGGAATCAATCTCCTAGAAGTGGAGATAGTAGCGAGAGGGTAAGTAGTAATAATTCTCCTAGAACCCAAGTAACTTTATCACGAAAAACTTCTGAATTATTAAGTGATGTATCTATCAGGCTCGCTGCTACCAAAAGAGAATCCGATATTAAAACAAATTATAATCTACCCCGAACACCTAGAAATTCAGATGCATCTGAATTTCATATAGATTCCAAATAATATGTTATAAATAACATATTATCTTAATTTTTCTTTTAACATATTACGTTTCTCAATTAAATCAATCTATCAAACTAAATATACTGTTGCTTATATGCCAAGTGTTCCAAATATTTCTTTTAATAATGAGTGTCTCGGTATATTTTCTCCAATAAATACTGTTATTGACTGTAATAGTACCTGTTATTTGAATTAAGATACTATTTTCGTCCAAAGGTTGACTAGTACCTTTAAAATTAATATGATCAAACTTACAAATTCCCTGAGAATTTTTTATGTAATTAATCAAGTAATAAACTTTGTTAAATTTCATATCTAAATATGTAATCATTGGACTGGAAATATATAACTTACATATCATATTAAAATCATTATCCCATATTCGATAATAATTCTGACAAAAGTCAGAAGCAACTTTTTCATAACCATCTTTTATGTTAATCATTTCTAAACTAGTCGGTAACATGATTATATCAACCCTTATTTGTTTAAAAATTGCTGGTTTACGGTTTTAAGAGTTTAAGTTATTAACAATCCGATATGTCATCCAGATTGAAACACATCCTCCAACTCTCTCCAAAACCACTGCAGCTTCCGTTGGCAACAATGAGACGATAGACTTCTACATCACCACAAGCCTTGTGATATTGTCCGGTACCTCCCATAATAGCCATTTTCCAGTCTTCACCTTTAATTCCCCATGGAACACGCCCAGAAATGACAATAGTATCTTCAGATGGAAGGTAAAAATCACAAGAGTCCGAAAAAGATAGTCTTAATTGAGAATCTGTGAGTACCCTACCCGATAAACGGCAAGACTCGCGAAGATATCCCTTTTTATTATCCTGTGTCAGATATTTTAGAGCCTTATTGAATTCGGGATTAATGATAGTAGCATCAAAGGTGAATGTGCCGATTATACATAGTTGATTCCCAAAACATTTATGAAATGGCTTACATTTGGAATAGTTAATAGCTCCTCCCTTGTAGATGTAACCTTGACCCAGTACCTTAGTTCCTACAAAGTCATCGTAACTTGATACTTTTTCAGTCGGGTATACACATACTTGGGATACGGCTAAATCGATAACGAATTTACACGTATCTTCATACGAATTCGTACACAAACTCGATGAAATATCAGATGAATATTTTGATTTATCAGAACTGTTGCAACAAGAACAACTATCACCAGAACCTGAACATGATGAACACATGGAACAGTTTGATTTATCAGAACCTGAAGAACATGAATCAGAACCTGAAGAACATGAATCAGAACCTGAAGAACATGAATCAGAACCTGAAGAACATGAATCAGAACCTGAAGAACATGAACAAATGGAACAGTTTGATTTATCAGAACCTGAAGAACATGAATCAGAACCTGAAGATGATGAACACATGGAACAGTTTGATTTATCAGAACCTGAAGAACATGAATCAGAACCTGAAGATGATGAACACATGGAACAGTTTGATTTATCAGAACCTGAAGAACATGAATCAGAACCTGAAGATGAAGAACATGAATCAGAACCTGAAGATGATGAACACATGGAACAGTTTGATTTATCAGAACCTGAAGAACATGAATCAGAACCTGAAGAACATGATGAATCAGAACCTGAAGAACATCCACTATAATTTGAAGAACTGTCTGATTGAGTACTACAACTAGAATAAGTTGTTTGGTCTGAGCAACTAGAATTAGAAGAACTAGAGCAACACAAAGAGATGTCACTAGATGAATTAGTATTTGAACAACTAATGGAACTTGAGTTGGAACAACTAGATTTATCACTTATACAACTACAACTTTTAGAACAACATGAATCTGATTGATCGCTTGACATTTTCATTAATAATAAAATTAATTTTTGACTTTCTAATATATTATTTTGATTCATGTGTTTTTAAATAAGAGAGGAATATATTACAGATAAAAATTATCTACCATATAACAATATGAACGGTAATAGAAGTAATGAATATTTTAATTCTAATGACAAAGGTTTTGAAACAACTTTGAGCAAACAACTTCGGAGAATATATTTAGACCAAAAGAGACGAAGAAAATCACAAGAAAACCGAAGACGGTTTCTCAAAAAATGGGGATACATCTGTTCCTGTTGTCTATAAATTATAATCATAACATATATATATGTTATGATCAGTTTAAAATAGTATTTGTATAGGGTTTTGATCCCTGTTTCTTCGACATAAATATATCATCACTGGGATCCTCGGGTAGTTTAAAACATGTATCGCTTCGCTTACGTGTTGTTCTTGTCCTCCTACGAGGACAATCCATACAAGGTTTTACGTTATTATCCATATTTGTATAATTCTCTTTATTACAGAGATTAGTTACAATATTGATCAGTTTCTGTTTAGAGACAGAATCTAGTTTGATATCACCCAAATAATAATCAAAAATGTAATCACATAAACCAGATGGTCCCTGATATTTTTTATCCTCCTGAGATCCATTTACATTATTCCATCTGAACTCCTCCAATAAATATATATCTCCTTGTGGGGTTAGTCCAATTTTAATTTTGTCTATAGTATCGGGGTGACTCAAAATTACAATTATCCCATTTTCATTTCTTTGAACCTGACAAGTATAATAACCAAAATTAAGAATATCCATGTTAAGATTTATATCAAAATATATAAATATATATATGTATTCATTTTTGTTGGACCCTTGTATCTAACATATAAACTTAACTTTAGTATAAAATAATACCCAAATATCAAAAATGGCACAAGTTAACTTCGGTAATACTTCAGTTAATACTGGTTTTATAACAACATATACGGCACAGCAACCTCTGAGCGTTAAATGGATCGCAGATCCAAATTTATTATATACCGTAATTATGTATGATATAGATGCGCCATATCCAGCTCCCAACAATTATATTTCACCATATCTTCATTTACTTATAACTAATATCAAAGGAATGGATATTGGCAATGGAGATCAATTAATACAATATCAGTCACCTCACCCGCCATCAGATTCTCTTCCTCATACATATAATGTCGATATTTATCTTCAAAAAGGTAATATCGTACCGGTAGAACATAGAGTTAGAGTAAATTTTAATTTAATGGGTTTTGTTAATGATCATGAATTGCAACTAGTTGATAGAACATCATTTAAAGTAGGCAGCGTAGTAGCCACGGCTGGATCACTACTTCCAATCCCTTCTTCCATTGCAGTCCCGCCAACTCCCATTCAATCCTCTGTGTCGATCTCACATACACCATCATTAGTACCGTCTCCTCGAAAAGCCGAAACAACTAATTACTTTAAGCCTGATACTAATCTCACCGAAAAGCAACAAAAGTGGTGTCGGTGTGTCTTGAAGGTAGCTGATAAGCAAAGAGGGGGATGCAATATTGAAAGAGCCTGGTTTGAAACCAGGGATGGCAAAACTTGCTATAATCCATACGCAGTTTGTTCCGCTAGTGTAGGAACATCTACCCGAGAATGTGGAAAGAACTATGATTTTGACTCTTTCTCGGACAACCATTTGCTTGCTTATGCGGAACTTCACCAAAAAGATAAGGATGGTATTATTATTGAAATTCCAGATCCTTACAATCGAGAGGTGATGTTACGGAATATCAAACGTTGGAAGGAAATAAAAGAAAATAATAGAAATAGAGAATTTATGGTATAATAAATTATTATAGGTAAATAATTTATTATGTTTAACTTTTCTAATATTGATTCACATACCATTCAATGAAACCGTGGCATCAGCTCTTTCTAATTTTGGATAGTCCTTAAATAGAGTACTATGAATCTTTTTCCTATCTCCATCACAATAAAAAGCCATCTCATTGATTATCAATACCTTAGATAGATCCATTTGATAAATTTTTAACTCCTCTACTGGATCAGCCAGTATGATTCGCAACCAAGATTTACACCATTCCACGTCAGTAGGACCCCAGCTTCCGTTCTTATATCTTATTCGTTCCGAATAGAAATTATTGTCAGAGTTTTCAAAATTAACTGGATACACTCCGACTAACATGTTATTATAGACGGGAATCTCATCCAAGGAGGAGTAGAACTTCTTGGGCAGACGACTCGGAACGTCCGATATAATTCTATAAATAAACATATAAGTCATGATTGATTGATTGATATGATTAATTATTATATAATTAATCATTTTTAACAAATATCACTATATCATCTTAAATACCGATTAAGGAAAATTGGTGGAACTTCTCTGGATATATTCAGCAGCTCTAACAAAAACATCATCATCGACAATAGTAGGAACATCTTCTTCTTCATTTTCATCTCTGTCTTCATTATTGTCTTCATTATTGTACGTCTTATCAACATTCTGTTCTAAAGCAATCCGATCCTTCTCTCGTTGTTCTTTCTGAAGTCTCATGCACCTCTCATGATCATCTTTATAATTAGGATACATTTCTACACGCCAATTGGGATTATCCCTTTTCCACTTGCCCCGCCGTTCAACTAAACTATAAAACTCGTTATGACTGATTTGAGATTTGGTAGAATCAGGTTTTATAAGTAGTTTCGCCTTGGATGGAGTCTTCTGAACTAGTTGTGACTCCACGATTACCGGCCCTGTAGAATGGGGATCCGAGCCCGGAACAGGAGAACGAAGTGACGCTGGTGTGATTGCCGGACTGATTACAATTCTGGGAGTCTCGGGTTTGTGTTGTCTGGTCATATTAACAGGACCTGGTGATGGAGTACTTGTCACCTTGGGAAATAAATCAGTTCGTGGATTCCATCCAGTTAGTTGCTCCCGAGTTTGCGGGATCGGGAAGACAGAAATCATAGTGGACTTCATAATAATCATCTTATGTTCATCGAAGTGGTAAAGATTTGCTGTTTCTAGCCAATTTACCGATCTCTTTACCACGATATCATACGAAATTGCTTCCAGTATCTTGAACTCCGCATAACAGAGTTTGAGGTACCTCTCGGCGATAGGAATCCTAGTAATCGCAATCGAGAGTGCCTCTGAAGCTTTTTCGATATGATCCTGGAAATTTCGTTGGAAATGCATCATCCCACTGATGTCGATCAGTTTCCATTCGGATCCGGTCAACATATACAAATTGCCAGGAGTAATCATTCCCAAATAGAACGATTGATTTGGACAGTTCTCACGTGCTACCTTAACAGCAACTCCTCTTTTTTTCTCTTGGTACGTGACAAAGAAATCATTCTTTTTAAATCTATATAACATAATATATAATATTATATATATATATTATTGTTAATGAATTCATAAAATTAAGATATCAGTTTTTATCATCTTTATTCAGATAATAAATTTAATTAGTTATAATTGGTTATATTGATAGATTTAAATCTGAAAACAAAATTAAAACAGATAAAAAGAAGATAATGCCTATATTTGATAAATTATTATCAGAAAACAATTTGTCTACGGTTAAATTGTCAGATGGCAAATTTTCGAAATACATATCCGACTATTACAAATTTATGGATAATATAATAGCTAAAGGATATATTAGAAAATATTATGACAAAAAACCTGTTAGATACAGACTTGTTGAAAATATCTGGAACGACGACGAAATAGTCTTGAGTTTTATAGTTGGATTTAAAAAACAAATTAATAGTGCAATATTATCCATTGAATCATTGATTCAGAATAATCCTGGTAAAAATGTAGAGATAATTATTGTCCAAGATAAATCGGACGAATTATTGGATCTTCGTTTAATAACCCCAAATCAGAGAGTTACTTACTGCATGGTTGATACGAGATCTGATGAATGGTCGAGGGGCGATGTTCTAAATTATGGTTTGAGTCAGGCCTCTGGGAGATATGTAGTCTCTTGGGATGTCTCTTTTTTATGTAATGAAACTTTCATAGCTGACTTATTAAATTACATCAAGGAAATTAACTTTGACCGTCATTTAGTAAGTATTGCAGCTTATGAATCTCATGACACAGATTTTCGGAAGAAAGGAGATGGATTTGGAAATCTATGGGTATATGATAGAAGTAAGATCAATAAAGTAAATGGATGGCGAAATATTTATAATGAAGACACTGAACTCGGGATAAGATTATGTAAACGATATAATCTTAAAACACTCTATTCAATGTATGTCGATGATACACTCTATGTTATCCATATGTCTAAAAACTTATCTGAACAAGAACAAGTCAAGGAACAAGAACAAGGCAAGGAACAGGAAAAAGTCAAGAAAAAGGAACAAGAACAAGTCAAGAAAAAGGAACTAAAACAAGTCAAGAAAAAGGAACTAAAACAAGTCAAGAAAAAGGAACTAAAACAAGTCAAGGAACACGAACAAGACAAAACAAAAGTTTTAATTAAGGAATTCAGCGATGATATGATTGATATATCATCTAATGAATCATTTGATTATTTTCCGGATGAAGAAATTTCCGATGAATCATATAAATTAGCTATATTCAGTGTTTGTACAAATAATATTTATGCTCTATATACTATTACGGCATTACTGTCTTATAGGGAACATTATGTAGACGCTCCTTTATTCTTAGCGGGGAAATATTCAAACAAAATAAAAGCACTCGCTTACAGGTCAGGAGTATCTATAATTGATTTAGACTTATCTAATGAATTTCCAGTTCGCAATTCAAGGTTATATCCATCCGAATGTTTTTGGTGGCTAGGTGTACCCGAAAAATTGTATGATCTTGGGTTTACTCATTGTATGTATGTAGATGGAGATACAGTATGTCAAAAACCATATAACCGTGATATCATAAGATCTATTAAACATATCGGAGGCATGAAAAGGTTACAACTAAATATATTTGTATCAGCAGGAGATAAAGCTAGACGTAAAAGAACAAAAAATAAAGCTGAGTTTAAATCTATCACAGATATATTACATCTGGATTTAACTAAAGCACAGGAAAAATGTGTTAGGTTGGGAACTGGGATATACAATATTAATTCTGGAGCGATCTTATTTAATACGGAAGCTATGACTAGATTTAAATTATTAGATAAATCTATAGCAATCTCGAAAAAGATTAGAGAACATGGGCAATATTGGGATGGAGATGATAGCTTTTTTGCTCTTCTTATGATCTCGTATCCCAAAATAATTAAAACTTACCTGGATAATTTTCAACATATTGAAAGTATCAAGGTTACGAATATAGAAGACTACTCTGTAATACACTTGAACGAAACTAAGCCTTGGAATAATTCGGAAGGCAGTCTAGTTAATTATATTGATATGTGGAGAAGCAATATACCTTGGTTTTTATTAGATCATATCTTTCCACCGGTTAGAAATATTGTAAATTACAGTATGTGGTGGTATGATCCTGTTGACAATTTTGGAGATTTTATTGGACCCTGGCTTGCTGAGAAAATTAGCGGAATAATTTTAGAAAAGCCTATTCATTCTGATGTAAAATCTGGGTCAATATATGCAGTTGGAAGTATTATTTCTCAAGTTAGAGAAAACGGTATTGTATGGGGAAGTGGGATCAGTTCTCTTGCAGTTAAACCCAAAACAACTAAAAATATCAAAGTAAAATCAGTCAGAGGTCCGTTAACTAGATATCGTCTTAAAAATTTAGGTGTTGACAGTGTACCTCAAATATATGGAGATGGTGCTATAATTATGCCTAAATACAAACCTTTTACGGGAAAGAAGAAAAAATATCGTCTAGGTGTTATACCGCATTATATCGACTATGATGATGTCAAACATAGAGAATATTTCCAGTCAGGTGATGACGTATTAATAATCGATTTAAAAACACGAGATATAGATAGTATCATAGATCAGCTTGAAATGTGTGAAACTACTATATCAAGTAGTTTACACGGTATAATTATTTCAGTTGCATATTCTGTACCTACGAGATGGGTATTATTTTCTGATAAAATACACGGAGATACAACTAAATATTTGGATTTTTTCTTGTCATTGGAATCCAAGATCAAACATTCGGGTCTAATTAAGAAATCCCTTGATATTATAAATTTTTATATTAAAAACGGAGTATATCCAGATTCGGTAGATTATTCTGATTTGGCCAAATACTTCCCGTTAGATCTTAGAAGTGGTATAGATTACAACGTTAATGATATTATCAACACAACTATACAATATCAAATTACTACTTCGTTAATTACAGACATATTGTCAAGCTGCCCTATTCCTATTTCACAAGAACCCTCTGTAGATATAATTTAAAATGTATACTTAAACAATTAACAGTTATTTTGAAATGAAAACTGTTAACTGTTGCTGGTACTCAGGAGAACCTAATGTCGGAGATCTTATAGGACCATGGTTAGTTGAGAAAATCACCAAATCTAAACCTGTTTTAAGTAGAGCAGCCGGTTCTTATTGTTTAGTCGGATCTATATTAGGAGCAGAGAGTAATATGATACATTGGGGAACCGGGATTATAAATAGAAGTTGCAGAGTGGACGGTTCAAATAAAATACTAGCTGTCAGAGGTCCCATTTCAAGAGAATACTGTTTAAAAACCATCCGAGAAAAAAATAATCCAGGGATTAACGTATTTGGAGATCCTGGATTAGTGATGCCTAGGTATTATTGTCCTGATGTTGAGAAAAAATACAAATTGGGTATAATTCCCCATTATATAGATAAAAATCATTTGAATAGTCTGATTAAAAAGAATGATTATAACATGTCAGGTGTTAAAATAATAAATGTACAGCAAAACCCGGAAGAATTCGTTGATTCTCTCCTTGAGTGTGAATGTACAGTGTCTAGTAGTCTACACGGATTAATTATATCTGTTGCATACGGAATACCTACGCGTTGGGTTCGCATGGGTAATCGTCTTTATGGAGATGATATCAAATTCTGGGATTTTTATTTATCGATTAATCCAGATAAAATCGATTTAATGTCAGATATACTATCTAATAATATTCATATACCAGAATGGGATTCTATATCGATCGATAACGATTTACCAGATCGAGATAGTTTGATTGAAAAAACTAACATTTTTAAAATTCCCGATAATATGGTGGACAAACTTTTATCAGTCTGTCCATTAATCGATCAATCAAACAATATATGATTTTTATGATATATATCATTGACAGTTTCTAAATCTTCTGGAGTATTCACCCCCATACACTCTGCAACATTTGCTTCTAGAAATCCTATGTCTAGCCCTAGGTTGGCCATAATCTCAATGATATCAGTTAGATAATACTCACCTTTCTTATTATCGTTCTTTATTTCATATATCAAGGGAACATGTTCGGCTTTTATCCAAAGCATACCACTATTACACAAAGGGACAGCTCTTTCTTCTTCGGTTGCATCTAAATACTCCACTATTCTATCAACTCGATTGTTCTGGATTATAATCCGTCCAAATCTGTTCTCGGTATCATAATTTTTGAAACCAATAATTACAGCATCATAAGGAGTAGTAACTATCTTATTCAAAGTCTGAGAATTTATTAAAGGGACATCTCCTAGTAAAACTAGCAGATTAGTTTGATCATTACAACAGGGCATAGCTGATAATACTGCATGACCAGTTCCTAATTGTCCTTGTTGAATCTTTAATCGGACATCCGTATTCTCCAATACTTTTCTTATAATTTCAATATTATCTTTAGATACTACAACAACAATATCCTTTGGTTTCAACTCGGAAGAGGTATTAACTACATGCTCTATCATGGTTTTATTTCCAACTTTATGACAGACCTTGGTAATATCCGATTTCATTCGGGTTCCCTTTCCCGCAGCTAATATTACAACCACAAGATTATTCATTATTTAAATATAATAGAAAATATTATCTATTATATTTTGTATGTTTGTATATCTAGTTATCTTTCGTCTTGAAAACTTCCATGTTTTTCGAAAATGGGTATTTGTTTCTTCGATTACCACTTATTTCCACTTATAAAATACATAGTTAAAAATCCTAATACAATAGCAATAGCGGTGACAAGGAAGGCGTATGATAGTTTTGCTCTTAATTCTTCAGCATCAGACTCGTATATTTCAAAGGTCTTCTGAACAAAAGAATTCCATGCGAGTGCTGTTATAAATGCGAGAGCTCCAATAACAATTGTTATTATAGCTGACCCAAAAATATATCCAGGATCTTGGTTCAGATGATTACAATTAGTCATCTATTAGTTTATTACAGATTCTATTAAAAAAATAAAAGGAAACAAAAGATGGATTCATTCGAAGATCTTAAACGTTCAAATATACAAAGTCTTCATAATTCTATTGACAATGTCAGCAGAGTCGGGATTGAACAAAAGGGGGAATTAGTAAAAGATCTTAACCGTAAGAAACAATCATTAATAGATTCTATTCAAAATGAATTGCGGAAATGCAAAAATGTCGAAAGAACTCTATATAATAGATCAAGTTCTTTAACTACAGAAGCTTATAATAAAATAGAACAATATAATGTCTACCTTAAAAAGCAACATGATAGAGGATCCGAATTAATTGGAAATATCAACGCTTCTAAGAATTTTCAGCAGTTAAATAATGTGGAAATGACTCTGGTTAACCCGTTCTTGAGTGGATTACGATCTAATTGTGCTGTTTATGCAGGTCAAACGGTATTTAATACTTCCAATCCAAAAGTTAATAACTCGCCATCTGTAGCAACTGAGATCAAAAGCAGTGGTATGGGAAAGACTGATATTGATATCCGTCATGCATCTGATGGTACTCATGTTAATGTTGCCAAGGAGGAAACTCTCGGTTCTCCGGCTCATAGCGTCCATGTATCATCAGCAAAAGGTCCAGTAAAAGTAATCCATCAACCATCACCTCAACCCGTGAGAGCAGTTTCATCTATCCGACCCATGTCCTATACTCCCACCGTAGTTCCAGTTCGCCCAGTCACTCCCGTAGTAGTTCGACCTGTACAGCCGGTAGTTCCAGTTCGACCTGTACAGCCGGTAGTTCCTGTACAACCTGTACGCCCGGTAGTTCCTGTACAACCTGTACGCCCGGTAGTTCCTGTACAACCTGTACGCCCGGTAGTTCCTGTACAACCTGTACG